GTCTAGCACTTTGTTCTAAAAGAAAATTAGATGATGGCAGAGATAGATTTATGTACAACTATATGGTCTTTGCTAAGAAGAAGTACAAAGACAAGTGGCCAGATCATGTTGCAAATGCAAACTATAATTATCTTGAAACACCTTGGGATAAATCAAAATTAGATTCAAAGATAGCTTCTTGGAAAAAAGACACTGCAGGTCATACTTGTTATGAAGATCCTATACATAGTAAATGTATGCGTAGCCTTTGTTACTCAAGGCCATTTGGTGTTAAGTCAGATAGCATTACAATGTTTCCAGATATTACAGACTTTGAAATTATTATGTATGCGGAACCAGAATATAGATTTAATGTGGCTTTACCTGATGGCACTAAAGCTGGTGTTGTAGCAAGCAACAGGCGACTGATAACAAAACAAACAGAATTGTTAGATTTAATATGGGAACAAACAGGTATCTATCACGAACCATTAAAACCAAAAGATTTTAGAGCAAAGCTAACAGAGTTTAGAAAAAATTCTGTTAAGATAACACCACCTGCTGGCACACAAATAGAAGACAGATTAAAAGAGGAGTTGTTTCAATACTGTGTCAATGGACCAAGAGCTAAGAAAAGAATACAAATTAATAGTGGATCTTGTTTAACAGAAGATGGTCATCATTATTTTAAATTTAATTCTTTCATAGATCATCTAGGTGCAAGTTGGAAAATACCAGAAGAACGTATTGCACAGAAATTAAAAGACAAATGTGATGTAGAGTTTAACCATTCTTTAAATGTAGATGGTAAGACAATGAAAGTTTGCAGAGTAAAACAACTACATATAGATAAGATAGAATATAAACCAGTAGAAAGAAAGCAGAGTAATTATTAATGAGATATAAAGTAATTGGACCACCAGGCACAGGTAAGACTAGGAGATTATTAAATGAAGTGCAAAGGTATGTAGATAAAGGTGTTCAATTAAAAAAGATAGGATATTTTGCATTTACACGTAAAGCAGCTGGTGAAGCAAGAGATAGATTCTTAAAAGTTAAAACAGAACTTACAAAGAAAGACATAAAATATTTTCAAACACTACATTCTCTAGCTTTCAATACATTAGGTCTAAAAGAAGAAAATGTAATGCAAGATTTAAATTACAAAGTTATTGGCGAAACCTGCGGCATACAAATTAAATATGCGTCATACGAAGTTAACAATTGGAATGGTATATTTTCATCAGACAGTGAGTATTTAAGTTTAATAAATTTAGCTAGAGTTAGGCAAATATCTGCTATGGATCAATTAGATCTTAATGAACACCTATCAAAAATAGAACGTGATAAATTAGACGCTATTGAAAAAGAAATTACAAGCTACAAAGATGTGTATGGTTTAATTGATTTTACTGACATGATACAAAAATTTTTAGATAAAGATGTTACACCAGACTTTGATGTTATATTTGTAGATGAGGCACAAGATTTATCTTTAATACAGTGGTCTATGATAAATAAAATAGAGAAAGATACAAACTGCGATGTATGGGTTGCAGGCGATGATGATCAAGCAATATTTGGTTGGGCCGGTGCTGATGTAGATTCTTTTATTAACTATAATGCAGAAGAGATACCATTAAAAAACTCAGAAAGAGTGCCAAGTACTATACAAGAAATTGCATTAAATGTCATCAATAGAATAGAAGAAAATAGAATTGACAAAGAGTATTTTCCAAAGTCTGAAACTGGAGAAGTTTTTGAAAGATACAAATTATCGGACATAGATATGTCTACAGGTGATTGGCTAATATTAACTAGAACAAAGTCATTATTAAAATCAGTGCCAACATATTTAAAAAAGAAAGGTTTATTTTTTAACACAGCGCAAGGTAATAGCATTGGTAAAAGTTTGTATGAAGATATACAAAATTGGTCATTATTACAAAAAAAAATAACAGTACCAGATATACAAATACAAAAAATAAGAGAAAGAATTGTTGGACCCATGAATCTATCTTTAAAATGGTATGACGCATTTAACAAATTACCAGATAGTCAAATAACTTATATGCAATTATTATTATTAAATGGAGAAAATCCAACTGAAGATGCAAGAATAAAAGTATCAACAATACATGGAGCTAAAGGTGGTGAAGCTACAAATGTAATATTATTTTTAAACCATACATCTAACACATTGAAAGGAGCTAAAAAATCTATGTCTAAACAAGATGAAGAATATAGGGTTTGGTATGTAGGTATTACAAGAAGCATGAAAAATTTATATTTAATAAAATCACAAAACAAATCAAAGGAGTTTAAGATATGAGTGCGTACAAAAAACAAGTGGGAGGATCTCATTACAAAGACATGAAGATTCAAGCAAGTCAATTTATAAATGAGAATCGTTTGCCATTTGCCGAAGGATCGGCTATAAAGTATATATGCAGACATGCACTGAAAGGAAAAGAACAAGACATAGATAAAGCCATACATTATTTAGAAATGATAAAGGAGCGAGATTACAAATGATTTTTACTGCACAAACAGAGTGGGTTAAACCTACAGAATTTCCAGACTTAAGATTTTGTGATGAGATTGCAATAGATTTAGAAACACACGATCCAGAATTAAAAACTATGGGATCAGGTTCAGTTGTTGGTAAAGGTAAAGTTGTTGGCATAGCAGTTTCAACAGATGGTTACTCAGGATACTTTCCATTTGATCATGAGGGTGGTGGTAATCTAGAAAAAAGTAAAGTAATTCAATGGTTTACAGACATATGTAAAACTACATCTGTAAAAATTTTTCACAATGCAATGTACGATGTGTGCTGGATTAGATCTATGGGTATAAAAATAAACGGACAGATTGTTGACACCATGATTGCAGCGTCACTCGTAAATGAAAACAGATTTAGATATGATCTTGGATCTTTAGGTTGGGATTATTTAGGTCATGGTAAAAATGAAACTGAATTAGTCAACGCTGCAAAAGAGTGGGGTATAGATCCTAAAGCTGATATGTGGAAGTTACCTGCAATGTATGTTGGTAATTATGCTGAACGTGACGCTGAATTAACTTTTGTACTTTGGAAAGAAATGAAAAAAGAAATACTTAGTCAAGATATAGAATCTATTTTCCAATTAGAGACTGACTTATTTCCTTGCCTCGTTGATATGAGATTCTTAGGAGTCCGTGTAGATACAGAACAAGCTCACAAATTAAAATCACAATTAGCTGAACAAGAAAAAGAACTATTACAAAAGATAAAAAAAGAAACACAAGTAGATGTTCAAATATGGGCAGCACGCAGTATCGAGAAAGTTTTTCAAAAACTGTCCCTACCATATGAGCGAACCGTAAAAACAAATTCTCCATCATTTACTAAAAATTTTCTTTCCACACATACACATCCTTTAGTTCAGTGTATATCAAAAGCAAGAGAGATTAACAAGGCACATACGACATTTATAGATACTATTATAAAACACGAACATAATGGTAGGATTCATGCGGATATAAATCAAATTAGATCTGACACTGGAGGAACAGTAACAGGCAGATTTTCATATTCGAATCCAAATTTACAACAAATTCCTGCACGCAACAAAGACTTGGGTCCATTGATTAGATCCCTCTTTCTACCTGAGTCTGGTTGCGAGTGGGGATGCTTTGACTACAGTCAACAAGAACCAAGACTAGTAGTTCACTATGCATCTCTAGATCAAGATACAAGTGTCTTTGGTGTTAAAGATTCTTACGAAGATGGTGACGCAGACTTTCATACTATTGTTGCAAAGATGGCTGACATACCAAGAACTCAAGCTAAGACAATTAATCTTGGTTTGTTTTATGGTATGGGTAAAGCAAAACTACAAGCAGAGCTGGGTGTATCAAAAGACAAAGCAAATGAACTTTTTGATATTTATCATCAACGTGTACCATTTGTAAAAAGTTTGATGAACTCTGTATCTAATAGAGCTCAACAACGTGGGCAGATTAGAACTCTACTTGGTAGATTATGTCGTTTTCATTTATGGGAACCAAATCATTTTGGTATACATAAAGCTCTACCATTTGACCAAGCACGCCAGGAATATGGAGCAGGTATCAAGCGTGCTTATACATACAAAGCTTTAAATAAATTAATTCAAGGATCGGCTGCAGATATGACTAAAAAATCTATGCTAGAGTTGTATAAGGAGGGCATTGTTGCACACATTCAAGTGCATGATGAATTGGATATCTCTGTAGAAGATGATATAAAAGCAAAACGTATAAAAGAAATTATGGAATCCGCAGTTGATTTAGAGATACCAAACAAGGTAGACTATGAATCTGGTAAAAACTGGGGAGAAATAAAATGAGGTTTTATGGCTTATCTAAATGCAAACATACCACCAGAATATGCACAAATAAAAAAGGAGTACTTATATGATCTTAAAACACATCATGGAGAAGTTGAAGACTGTATTATCTTTGGTCTTAGCTCTATCTCAGGCCGGGCTATTTTATTCCATGCGATTATGGAGAATGGCGCTATCTTTTATCGTCTCCCGATATCTGCCTTCATACAGAAAGGTTTTAGACCGGAAGATGTTCCTAAACGTAGACTTGATGAACTTCAGTTATGGAATTGTTTTAGTTATTATCCTGCTGTTCATATTTGGGATTTATTAGCAGGGACTTCAGGTAAATATATTGGCAAAGATAAAAAGTGGCATCACGGTAAATATTTATTTACCGTTGACTTTGCACATCCAGAGAGTAATATACTAGATATCGAACATTCTGAGATACCGCACGAACATAAGTGCGCACACATAATTGCATTAAATGACGGCAATTATGCAGCACAACCTAACAATAGATGTATATGGGACTTGCCTTCTTTTACGGTAAAAGATGACATACCAGATTGGAAAGTGCAAACAAATGAATGGAACGTAGAAGATACGGGTAAATGGAAAACAGAGGATACCGATAAATTCTTTTACGAAATGGAGGAGAAAAAATGATTGATAATATTTGGAAGAAAATGCAATTACCAGATCAAAAAACATTATTAATATATAGATGTGTGATTGTTGCTTCAATTGTTATTTTATTTTTAAAATGACGGTAGGCTTTTGTCAGGAGTGTTATCATCCTTGTCATTGTGGTGAAGAAGAAGAACTACATGCGGATGAATATGGAGTGTGTACTTGTGAAGGTTGTAAATGTAAAGATTCGAAGATTACTAAGAAGGAAAAGAATGAGGTATAGACCCATAAATAATAATTATTATTTTACGGGTATATTAATTATTTTAATTACTTTGTTAGCATTATTTGGTAGTCCAGCACGTGCAGGATCAACACAAACAAATACATCTGGATCTAATACAGCAATTGAAGGTGGGTATACTTCAACTGCAACAACTACGTATCAATCTGGATCAAGTTCTAATAGCACAACAAACAGCACAACAAATTCTAACACTAGATCAGCACCACCATCAGCATCTTCACCATCATACAATAGTATGACACAAGATGTATGTGCTGTGGGCGGATCATTAGGTATACAAACATTTGGTCTTGGTGTTAGCGGTGGTAAACATTTTATAGATAAAAATTGTGAAAGATTAAAACTAGCAAGAATACTTAATGACTTTGGTATGAAAGTTGCAGCTGTAGCCATACTTTGTCAAGATGAAAGAGTGTTTGAGTCTATGATTCAAGCAGGCACACCATGTCCAATTGATGGTAAGATTGGTAAAGAAGCAGAAAAGTTATGGTCTAAATATGATAATGAAAGACCAGACTACGACATATACGTAAAACGTATGAAAGCCAGAGAGAAAAAAGAAAAAAAATTAGCACAAGAAGCAGCTTTAGCCGAAAAGAAAAAATTACAAGAACAAAATAAAATGACAAAAGAATTTGAAGAAATAGATCAGGAGAGAGAAAAAGTTATTACACCTAAAAAGAAACCAGTAAACTGGGAGTCACCAAAATAATGCCTAGACCTGTGCGTAAATGGATAGTAAGATTAAGAATGTGGTACGCAGATATAAGAGGACATCATGGTAAGAAATGGGATTATGAACCTAGTGATCATTATATGGGGAGGAAAAAATAATGGCATTAAAAATATCAGACGAAGCTAAAGTACAAATGCCGATGAAGACAGTTGCTAGTTTAATAGCACTGGTAGCAATTGGTACA